GCAGTTCTGTAAATCAAACTATCATCAGAACCATTTTCACCGATGTTTTTTAGTTTCTTCTCTCTGTATTCTTGTAGCGCAATCTCATCTCTTCCTCTACTCAAACGATATGTGACTGAAAGGTTGCTCTTCGGAAGAACATCCATCAAAGTAGGGCCATAATCAACAGGGCAGTTTTCGACTTCTAAAGTATCAAGGTCAATAACAGTAGTAAACTTACGATCACTTTCTGGGTCTTTGATTTCAACTTCATACTCTGTACCGTAAGAAATGCCACGCAAGTAAATCAAGATAAATGTTCTATCAACAGATAAAAGATTTTCCGGCTTTATGTTTTCTTGAATGCACCTTGAGAAAATCATATTTATTGCAGTACCCTTTTTCACAAATCGTGGTGTGGCTAAGATTTGCTCTTCTTCCCCTGTCATAGGTCGAATATGTAGCACCCCATTAGTAGGGCCATCTGTGCCGTCATAAAAGCGCCCCATAGATGGCAAAGTAACTTGCTCATAGTGGCTCGAATGTGATTTCAAGCTTTCGAGAATACTTTGTAAATTGCCACTAAAGTTTTGCGAAAATGTATTTATTGAAGGTGCATTAGTAAAAACAGGCGCTTGTTGTTCAGGAACACCACCAGTCTTTTGTAGGCGTTCTAAAAGCTTGGGGGGAATGTTGCCAGAAATTTTTACTTTTGATTCGTCTTCAACTTCCATTCTTTGGGCAATGTGTGGGGGAACGGGTTCGGGCTGCATGGCTGGGTTAAAAGCCGGATGCTGATGCGGGAGGTTCTGCATTGGATTAGATTGCTGTGGGTTTTGATTGGGTCTTTGTGGGCGATAAATCTCATCAGTCATTTTTTCTCCTAATTTCACAATTTAAGATTATAATAGTTTATGCCAATTATTTTAACTTCGAAAAATATAGAAGATATTATATTTAAGAACAAAAAAATAACATCAAAACTAACAAGGCATAAACATATTTTTGATAATTGGAATATGTCTCAAGTAATTCCAGCTTTGAAGTTTATCAGATCAGAAAGTATTTCAAAATTATTGAAAAACATAGATTCGGATGACATTAATATCTTAAAATATATATTACAAGATGATGTTATTCTTCTTAGAGACGATTCATCATTAGTCCATAATGTAGACGAAACTATAGAAAATCTTGAATTTCAAATGCCAGAAGACTTTAATTGTATAGACTTTTGCTTGTATCGTAAAAATAATTTTATAGGAGTAACATTATGGAAGTAGTGAGTCTTTTGTTGTGTCTCATAGGAACAGTAGGCATGACACAAATTATTGTTGAAAGTGAAATATCTAGCAAATTTAAATCTCTTATAGAAAAAATTGTCCCGGTTTTTTTGATGAAGATGCTTAATTGTTATCAATGCTCTGGATTTTGGTCAGGAATTTTCATGGGGCTAATTTTCTTTTTTCCACCACAATTATCTTTTTTTGATGTCGGTAAAGTATTCGCTGTAGGATGTGCTGGTTCTTGTCTTTCTTATTTTTATGCTATGCTTCTTATGTATATTGAGGCTAATACACAAATTAAAGTTCATGAATAATAAATCAACATTTTGGTGTGAAAAGTGTGCAAAGAAGTATTATTATGATACTTCTGAAACTCATTTAGTTGAAATTCAACGAGCAAACTTGCAAAAGAAGATTCCTCACATTGAGCCAGAAACTAGTAAAAAAACTAAAGCGGAATATGTAGAAAGAAAAAGTTTTAAAAAATGTATGACTTGTGGATTTTTGTTGAAGGAAGTCAAAAATGAAAAGCGGTGATATAACACTACTTGATATAAAAACAGCTTTAAGAGATAAAAAATTCAGAGAAAAACTACCAGAATCTGTTCATCCAGATGTGCAAAAGTTTCTTAATAATCCAAATTGCACATGCAATTTTCCAATTTATGAAAAAATAATGCGTGAAGCAAAAAAAGCTTTGGAAGAATATTTCCCAGATAAAAACTATAAGTCATTAGATGAAAAAATAGAAAAGCTTTCGAGAAATAACTGGATGGTTATAAATTGTTCTATAGGTGAGCTAGAATCTAAACTAAAGTCGCTACGCCCCGGTAGAAAACAAATAGCAGTTACACGATACGAAGATCAAGTTACTGTAGTTGTAAATGAACTTGAAGAATTGTTTTGATCTGTGCTTATTACAATTTTTATATTCGATATTGTTTTTTTTACTGAGTCATACATTTTCTTAGCATAGTCTTCATTTCTGTCAATCCATATTGGTTGTGTATCGAATATATCTCTTTTTTGTTTAACGATCATTGCGTTCTTGTAAATGGCTAAAGACTTTTCATAAAATTTGTTGTCAAGTAAAATATCTGCCCATGCACACCACAATTCGACCATAGAGGGAGCCAGAAAAATAGCTACTCCTAAATGCTCCAATGATTTTTTTAAATTTTGCATCTTAAAGAAAAATCGTTTTTGTTTTTTAATCCATTTTCCATCACTCACACAAACAAAGTTTGTTTTAACTTCGAAATCATCCAAACTAAAATGTTTGATACTTTCACTAGCATTTACTTTAAGTATGCCATCAATTTTATTTTGAGAACAAAACTTTTCTAATGAATTTTTATCATTAAGTATCTTTGAATCGAAATATTTGAAGTCTTGATTTGTCGTTAATATTAAATCAGAAAATTTTTTAAAATAAACCTCTTGAGATGGGTCTTTTAAATGATCAATTAATATTGCTATCATTTATTTTTTCCTCAAAAATAGATTTAAATATATCTTTGTTCTTGACTAATGTTTTATTATTATCTAAAATTTCTATAATGTGAATTAAAAGATGTTTTTTTTGCGGATTCCATAAATAGTCGTAAAAAATTTCAAGTATGTTTTTCATTTATATTACCAAAGGAGAAAAATGTCTACTGAATATCTAAACAATAAATCATTTGAGATAATAATAATAAAGTATCAAAAAGCACAAAGAGCCAAGCAGAGGTTAAGCTTTTTGCAAAAAGATATGGAAATGCAAAAACGAATAGCTAAAAATCTTAAATCGCCTTTGATAGTTGATGAATCTGAAATAAGAAATGCCGAATTAGACTATGCAGAAGCACAACGAATTTTGGCAACTGCGTTTTACACCCTGTCACAAAACATAGTTAGATATGCTAAGTTTAGCCATATAGATGAAGATGACGCTGTACAAGAAGGCGTATTGATATGCTTTGAAAGAGCAGAAAAATTCGATCCGGCAAAAGGAAAAGCATTCAATTACATGACAACATGTATCCTAAACCATTTTAGACAGTTATGGAGATCAGCTAGAAATTACCAAGAATTGAAAAAGAGATACAATGACATACAACAAATAAGACTTGGAATTGATTTGATGAATAAAAGAAAAGACAAAATAAATAGTAAAAATTTTGATAAGTATTATGAAAGAAGATAGTTTTATCATTCAATGATTCATATAATAGTTTGTATTTCTTTTATAAGGAAAGGAATGACTGCTTATATGCTGTCTTAATATCATGCGAAAAAATTTTTTAGAAGTACTCGAAAAACAAGAAATTCTTCAAATTTTAGAAAACAATGGTTTCAAAGATAAGATTGAAGCTCTTCTTCTCAATGAAAGCAAAGTGTATACCAAAAAAGGCAGGCTTAATAAAAGCGGAGCATGTCGGATTCTTGGAATGAAGCCTAAAGAGCTTGAAGATTTTTTGAGTAAATGCAGAGAAACAATTAAGGCAGATCAGTTTTTAGACTAGTTTTTATATGCTCTGTCATATTTAATTGATATGTCTACAGTAACAACATCTCCATTAGACATATCTAGAGAGCCAAAATTGGCACTTTCACAATAAGCGCCTTCTAAAATCCAAACATCTAAGGGATTTCCACAACCATCTAAGGTAAAAATCCGACACAACTTTTTATGTGGGCTACTCTTTGTGTAAAGTCCAAAATTAGGGTTGTAAATCTGTAATATCCAATTCCATACCGGATTATTTGATGAAATGTCATATAAAGTTATGTTAATCGGATCAAAATTCGGCCTTGATGGAAAACTAATGGTTTCTTGCAAGTGTGGTACTGTTATTGAGTCAAATTTTATAGACGGTCTTCCAGCTGTTAATGACGGCCATGAAAATATGCCATCATCACAAACATCTGGAATCGTAAATAAATAACGAAATTTCCTCTTGAAAACTGTTTGCCAAGCCCAAGATATTCCAAGTAATTGCGCCACTATAATCCTCCAAGATTATCTATGTTTTGATATGAAAAAAGGCATCAGTAAAACTGATGCCTTTGAGGTATTGTTTAATATTCAGAATCAGCAACCATTGAATACTGGCTGTGCTCCAGCCAAGTTTGTTCTGTTCATGAACTGGTATTTCATGCTCACGGTGATATCGCATTGGTCGTTTTGATCATAACCCAAATCACCAAAATCAACACTCTTGGGCCAGCATAGGTACATCGTGAATTGCTCTAGTCCATTACCGCAACCATCAAGCATGACGAGCTTAGCTGTTGCGGTGTAACCACCGGGACCAGTTGCCCTTACTGCCATTCTTGGGTTGATTGGGCTGCTGCTGGGGGATAAGAAGTCATAGACTCCACCAATCCAGTTGTAAAGAGATAACATGCTGTTATCGCTATCAACGATATCATAGTAAACAACTTCGGCATCACCAAAGGTTGGTTTTCCCGGCATTGGCATATAGCCATGCAAGTGATGCACGGTAACTTCCTGCATATCAACGCTGGGCCTCTTTGTGGTTTTCACAAAGTGATCAGGAATGAAGGCACTAGCGTTGCCACCGATGCCATCGACTCTGAAAACCCATCTAAACTTCCTTTTGAATGTAACATTTTGATCGGCAATTTTGCCAATACCCATATTGTAGGCCATAAAAATCTCCTATCTAGTTATTAAACAACTACCTCAGTATTTTCAGTAAAGCTGCCAGTTCTGTGCAAAGAGAACTCGATGAAGATGAACTCTGCTGCTTTTACAGGCTGTACGCCAATTCTGGCTCTCATTTCGTTTCTGTCGATTACATCAGCAGTATTCAATTCTGCATCACATTTCACGACATAGTCATAAATGCCTTGGTTTGTAACTACATTTTGAAGAATACCCTTGCAAAGATCGACAAAGCGCTCTCTCAACTGCTCGGTGTGTGGGTCGAACAG